GGCGCAGTAACAAACGCTGGGTTCGTTGTTGGGTCGCAAACTATCCAAACAAACGGTGCTATCGGAAAGAACGGTTATGCTGGATCGACTACAATAAACCCCGGAGCTCTTGGTAGGGCGCACTTCCTGGGTGTCATTATGTCTCAATCAAATGGCTCCGATGTGTTCACAGATGCTGGACTTCAAGCTGTACAACCGATTCTCAGAGGTGTTCTCCTGGCACCCTCTGGTGTCAACCTTGCGTTGAGCTCTTCAAGATACGAGACCACCAATAACCTTCCGCTGGGTGCACCCACTGCGAACAACTACGCTGCAAATTTCGCGTTCGGCACCGGCGCGGCCCAAGATGCTGGTTCAACGCTTGGTGCTGTTAACATCGGAGGTGGTCGCCAAGAGTTCGTGATTTTACAGAATGGTCACACTCACACTGACAGCTATCCAACTGTCATTACAGCGTCTTTTGATGTTGATGCTCCAAATTACTTTGGTAACATTCTAAACACTGATCCTACGAAGACAGAGCTAGCAGGTCACTGTCTGTATGCTCAATTCAACGTTCCTCCCGCGTTTGCGGTATGCTCAGGCTCATTGCGGATGGTCTCGACCTACAGTGCGTCTTTCGACGGTGTTAAAGAGGGTGTCACAATAAAGAACGAAGAGATTGCATTCCTCCTGACCGGTTCAGCAGGCAGAAACACAGGGACTACAACGAAGCCGAACTTTGAAGCCTTTACAGACAGGTTCCGGACTGCAAAGTTCCCGACTATAATTTCACAGGAATTCGGTGGTCAAAACAAAGACTTATTTACCGTTCACTGTCTTGATGATGGAGCGATTGGTAACCACCGAGTTAAGATCTCTGTTGAGAACATTGTCAAGTCAACGAACGTAAACAATAAGTACGGCACGTTCGATCTGCTCGTTAGAGATTTCTACGATACCGATGCTGAGCCGAAAGTTTTGGAGCGGTTTGTTAAGTTAAGCCTTGATCCTAATAACGAACGGTACATTGCTAGAGTGATTGGTGACTACAATATCTTCTACGATTTTGACAAGCGTGCTGGTGGCCAGAAGCTTGTTGTAGAAGGAAGTTATCCGAATGCTTCGAATTACGTCAGAGTATCTCCGTCAGTAGACATGGAGCGTGGCACACTTCCTGCAACTGCTTTACCGGTAGGTTTCCGAGGAGTACCTCACTTGGTGACGTCTGGATCATCTATATTCGCAGATCCAACTGCTTATGATGTCACAAGCGTTCTTGATGATGCTGAAGTCGCCGCGCAGCTGGTCCAGCCCCCGGTTCCGATGAGAAGAACTGTCGCTCAAGGTCTTGCGCCAAGAAAGAGAGTTAACTCATCCCTATACTGGGGTATCCAGCACGAGAAGCTGCAGAGTGTGGCACAGCCCAACTCTTCGACCACACTGGACGCCTCAATCGATTCATACGGATTGTACTTCCCGACTTGGGACGTTGTGAACCAAGCAGCAATGGTTGGAGCTAATCCTGGCGTTGCTGATAATGATGGAACAATCTACGATTGTGATAGATTCAATAACAACAAGTTCTCACTTGAGAAAATTCAGGTCATCACCAATTCTAGTGACGAAGCCGATGCTCAACAGTGGGCCGCTGCTACCTACAGAAGGAAGGGTCTCGCTGAGGCGACAATGAATGACATTGATGGTAGTTCGTCGTCATCTACACGACTGCTTAGCGTAGAGAAAGACTTTGGTCTCTCGACTGCTCGTCCGTTCCTTAAGTTCACCATGATCGCTCAAGGTGGCTTCGACGGTCTAGACGTCTTCAATGAAGAAAGGGTCAAGATGACCTCTCCAGCCGTCAGAAGAGAAATGACATATGAGAACCAAGGTCTCATTGCTGGACCTACTGTGGCGGCTTACAGGAAGGCTCTAGATGTTATGGCTGAGAGATCAGACGTAGACATCCAGTTGTTGGCGATTCCAGGCATTCGTCACAGCGGAGTTACTGATTACGCGATCACAACCGTCGAGAATAGATTTGATGCAATGTACATCATGGATATCGAGGTTGAAGACGTTCTTGGTAATATCGTCTCCGGGTCCGATCAAGATGTCAGTGTTACAAACACTGCAGCAACTTTCGCGGCAAGAAATCTAGATTCAAGCTTCGCGGCTGCATACTTCCCCGATGTTGTAATGACAGATCAAACATCAGGTGCTGCTTCTTCTGCTCCACCAAGTGTAGCGGTTCTTGGGGCTTTCGGTCTAAATGACCAAGTTGCCTTCCCATGGTACGCCCCCGCCGGCTTCACCCGCGGCGCTCTGAAGAACGTAGTAGAGACACAGGTCAAGTTGAACAGAACAAATCTTGATACTCTCTACGAAGTAGACATCAACCCGATTACGTCGTTCCCACAATCACCAGAGGTTGTCGTGTTCGGACAAAAGACTCTTCTAGCCGCCCAAAGTGCTCTAGACAGAGTTAACGTACGACGACTCTTGATTGATATCCGTCGGCAAGTTAGAAAGATTGGCGATACATTCTTGTTCGAGCCAAACAGGGAGTCCACGCTGGCAAGGTTCTCAGCAGCGGTTACTCCGGTCTTAACTAGAATTCAACAGCAACAAGGCCTTGAGCGGTTCAAGGTTCAGATCGATACCACAACGACTACTCAAGCTGATATCGAAAACAACACTGTAAGAGGTAAGATCTTCTTGCAGCCAGTACGTTCTGTCGAGTTTATCTCACTCGACTTTGTTGTAACGAACGCTGGTTTGGACATATAATCTGAGAACGATATAGTTAGTAATAACAAGGAGTAACAAAGATGCCAGAGACACTATCAGTTACCGACATGCTGCCGAACAAGTTTGAGCCGAAAAGAAAGTTTCGGTGGGTGTTCGCTATTGAGGGTATTGACGCATTTCTTATTAAGACGGCTGCCCGTCCTACCATGAACACTGCCGAGATCGAAATTCCATATATGAACGGTCAAAGGTATATCGCTGGTAAGACGAAGTTTGACGCAGTTTCAGTGACCCTTCACGATCCAATCGCTCCGTCAGGTGCGCAACAAGTTATGGAATGGGTCCGTACTCATTACGAATCTGTTTCTGGACGTGGTGGTTACGCGGATTTCTACAAGAGAGATTGTCAGCTTAAGCTTCTTGACCCTGTCGGGACAGTCGTAGAGCTTTGGGACATGAAGGGTTGTTTCCTAACGTCTGCCGGTTTTGGTGACTTGGATTACGGCTCAGAAGATCCTGCAGAAATCGCTCTTACGATCCGTTTCGATAACTGCGTCCTTCAGTACTAATAAACATCTAGTCTCAGATTGTTTGCTAAGCTTCGGCTTACGAAAAGCCCTCCTTTACGGTGGGCTTTTTTGTTTTATTTTTATAGGTGAACGTTTACACACACTTCGTACTTCTTTAAGATGTTAATACGTAGTATGTACGAATACGAATAACCGGAGCATTAAATGTCAAACGAAAATGAAAGAAGCGAAATCTTTGGTTCCATGAAGGAACATATGCCTACCCATAACGTCATGAGAGACGATTTTGGGTTTGAAGTCCCCGTTGAGACCGTTCCGCTCCCGTCTGGCGGTAAGTGCTATGACCAAGATCATCCGCTTCACGGAAAAGAGACGGTTGAGATTAGAGCAATGACTGCTAGAGAAGAGGATATTCTCACCTCAAAGGCGCTGATTAAGAAAGGTACTGTGATTAGCCATCTGATTAAGTCATGTATGATCGACAAAAGAGTTGATCCTGACACACTTTTGGCAGGTGACAGAAACGCTTTGATGGTTGCGCTTAGAGTGACGGGCTACGGCGCAGAGTATAAGGTGGAAGTTGATTGCCCTGCGTGCAGCGAGAGATCAAAACATTCCTTCAATTTAGGTGAGCTGCCTATTAAGACTCTTGATCTAGATCCTATTGCTGAAGGTCAAAATGTTTTCGAGACTACGCTACCAGTTACTAAGGCTAAGATTAGGTTCAAGCTTCTAACAGGTCACGATGAGCAGGAGATTATGACGATCTCCGAACGTCGTAAGAAACAAGGTCAAAGAGCAGAGAATCTTGTTACACAACGTTTAAAGTACGCCATTGTTTCAGCAAACGGTATTAATGATAAGACAAAGCTCGATATGATGGTTAATAACCTCCCAGCTCGTGATTCGTTATTCTTGCGGAAGTTTATCGACAACAACGAGCCTGGCATTGAGATGAAGTCCTGGATGGATTGTCCTTCATGCCTTGAACATTCGGAGGTGAGGCTGCCTTTAGGCGCCGCGTTTTTTTGGCCTGACGAGTGAGAATAAAGAAGTCTATCTAGAGCAGATCTTTAATCTTATGTATTATATGGGCTTCACGTATGTTGAAGCCTATAACATTCCTATTTGGGTTCGAATATGGATGATAACGAGGCTGAACAAAGAACTTAAGCGAGCGGGTGATGCTGGTTCTCGAGCCGCTCACCAGAATGATCCTGAGACTCGCGCTCTAATGAGTCGTCACAGGTCACAAGTACCGTCAAAATTGCGTAGATTTACATAGTTATAGAATGAGGTGAATGATATGCAAAGTGTTAACGATACATTTCTCAGAGATTGTGCTCTTTACGTCAAGGGTGAGATATCAGAAATCAAGCTAAAGGGTAACAAAGATGCTGTGAACCTTTTTGCGAAAGTTCTATCAGAGTCCCGGCGCTTTTATGTAGCCCTACAGTCTGGTGAGATGAAGGATGTCATACCACTTCTAGAGAGGAAGAGGGCCGCCTCTAGGGCCCTACGTAAAAAGACAGGTTATGTTTGGCCCCTATGATCAAATAAAGGGCGCAGATTCTCGTTCGTTATATTTAATGGTAAGGTAGCGTTAACGAGAAGTGTAAGAGCATAGCATGGCTGATTCAAAAGAATTACAAACTCAACTACAGATTAATCAGCAGATCAACAAAGTTCTGGCTGACCGTGCTAAGCAGATGGACGCTCTATCTAAGCAGATAGGCGGCCAGGCGCAGCTTGCTAAAGAGCTGTGCAAAGCGATGGAGTGTCAAGATCTCGACGGTCTAGAAGACAGAATAGCTGGTCTATCTTCAACACTTAGCTCTGCTGCTGAGGAAGCTTCAAAGGCTGGTGGTGCCCTAGACAAGATGGGCCAAGACGGCCAGAAGTCTACCGGCGGTCTCGGGGACACTCTCGGTAATATACTAAGTAAGTTTACACCGATGAAAGCCGCAGCTGTTGGTGCTGCATCTGGAATGATGAAGACATTCAGCCGTCTGCCAGGGATGTTCAGTATGATCTCTGGCGGGATCGGTAGCGTTGTTGGTGGCCTATTCAACGTCGGTAAGTCTATAGTCGGTATTCCGTTTCAGGTCTTGGGCGAGTTCACGAAAGCTGCTGCATCTACAACCGGCGGAGTCAATGAGCTTCGCCAAGCCATGGAAGAGCTTAAAGGCGAGATGGGCGACTTGTCGAAAGGCGAAGGCGCCGCCGTTATGGAAGGGTTTGACAACTTACGCTCTTCGTCATCGGCTTTAGCGCAATCTGGTCTAAGCGTAAGCCAAGTTTTTGGATATGGCTCAGGTGGTGCCGCTGCCATGCTAAAGGCGGTTGGTGAGATAGCAAAAGCCGCAGGCCCTCAATTCTCAATGCTGAAAGATCAGATCGCCGGCGCGGCTGACAAGATGGTCATGATGAACAAGGGTCTTGGCATGACCAATGAAGCCCTTGCTGAAATGGCAAGAAAGGCCCACAATACCGGTAAGGATGTAGGGACTGAGCTCGTTGAGATGGGTTCAATGGCTATCCAGATGGGTAACAAGTTTGGCGTTTCTGCCAAGACGATCGGTAAAAACATGTCTGCTCTTACTGAAGATGTTGCAAACTTCGGTAACATGAGCAAGAAAGAACTTGCTGCTACTGCTACCTACATGGCTAAGCTTGGTATGGAAGCAAAAGACCTACAGGGAGTTATTGATAAGTTCGATGATTTTGAATCTGCCGCCGGCTCCGTAGCACAGCTGAACCAAGCGTTCGGTCTCCAGCTTGACACTATGGAAATGATGAACGCGCAAAACCCAGCTGAGCGTATTGACAAGATGCGTGAAGCATTCCATGCTGCCGGTAAATCCGTCGACGACATGTCAAGAGCAGAAAAGAAGCTAATGGCTGAACAGATGGGTCTGTCCGTTTCTGCTATGGAGAATGCGCTAGCCACAGAAAACATGGGCGTTGCTTATGAAGACATGGAGGCGGCAGCTGAAGAATCCGAAGCCAACAAGATGTCTGAAAAAGAAGTCATGCTTGAGCTCTCGAAATCAATCCAGAAACTAGTTCATAGTGGTCAGGGTGTCGACGGCTTCTTTGATGCATTCGCAAAAGGTTTCAGCCGGGGGTTCGCTCAGAATAAAGAGTATAAAGAATCCATAATGGAGATCAAGAAAGCTTTCAAGGTTGTTATGGACTTCGGCAAGAAGCTCGGCGGGATGTTTGCTGATTTGATGGGTAAACTCGGCCTCTTTGATGCTGTCAAGAAGATCTTTAATGCAGAAGCCTTAAAAGGACTTTTCGATAAGCTGACAGGATATTTCCAAAAGTTCTCTGATTCTATTTCTGGTGGCGGCGATTATAGCATAGTTGATCTTATAAAAGATGTATTCGGGGATGTCTATGACTATATAACAGGCGGAGCCGGTGCAGAAGGTGCCAGTGCCTTCAGCAAGTTTTTTGAGAATATCATTCGTGTTATTGGTGATGCGCTAGCAGACTTGATCCCATTCCTCGCCACGAAGCTCGGTGATCTTATGAATAGTGTTGCCAGCTTCTTATCCGACCCCGGAGGACTTGATGGCGCATCTGACGGCCTATCTACCGGCATCGGCGGTGCGTTTGCTGACGCATTCGCCAAGATTGGACCAGCGCTTCAAGATGCATGGCCGCCGATTTGGGAAGGCCTACAAAACATGTTCTGGGCAGTGATGGATAGATTCGGGCCATTGATCTTCAAGGTCATGGCTGGTATTGTTGCATTCAATGTTGCGAAAGCTGTTGTCGCTGGTTTGATAGAAGCTGCCGGCGCAGCCATTGTCGCGAAGATTGTTGGCTTTTTCACTGGCGACTTGGGTGGTAAGGTAGGAGCAGGCCTAGAGAAAGAAGGCGGCGACGCCATGAAGAAAGAGGGTGGCGGTTTCTTTGAGGGCTTAAAAAGCATGATTGAAAAGATCGGAGAGATAAGCCCTAAAGACGTCGTCAAAGCCGGATTTAACCTTACAATACTCGCCGCCTTCGCAGGGATTTCTCTAGTCTTGTTTGCAGGAGCCATCGCATTAGCCTATGCTATATTAAAAGATGTGCCCTTCACAGGCTTGCTCAAGGTATTTTTAGCCCTAGCAATAGCGATAGCAGCTATGGTCCCCTTTGTGTTTGCCGCACTCATGATGGAACCGACAACGATTACAACCGCCGGTCTCATGATGCTTGTCGGTGCGTTGTTCTTTACTGTGTCTGTAGTCGCTTTTGCGGCAGGGATCAGAATAGCATACGAAGTATTGAAGGCTATTCCGTTTGTAGACTTTGTTAAAATACTTGGGATGCTGGCGCTGACTCTAATGGCTACTATTGCTCTTGGCGCTGTCGGTATGCTCTTTGGATCATTCGTGACAGCAGTACCAATAATGATAGTCGGTATGGTCGCCGCAGCGCTACTGTTCACAGCAGGTGTACTGATATTTGGGAAAGCCCTGCAAGAGCTTCTGCCTACGTTCAAGAAGATATCTGACAGCCTACCGATAATCGGGCCAGCTATTGGGGCGATTATAGTCATGGTCGGAATAATAGCAGGTATGGCCGGTCTCGGTGTGGCCTTCGCGGCAATTGGAATTTTTGCTCCAATTCTGGCGGGCGGATTTAAGGTTGCCGCCGACTTCTTCGTTGGTGCGATGGGTGATATCAAGCGTATGATAAGCGCTCTCATGTCTCTGGAGATACCGAACGTTGATGACGTCGCCAAGAGAATAAACGTTATTGCCAAAGTCGCCGAAGTGATGCAGTCTCTTGCGGGTATCGGGCTCGATGCAGCGAAGCTGGGTGTTGTATCGCAGTTGATGGGTGGACCATCTATGTCGGAAATATTCACTTCAATCGGCGATCTTCTTGGGAAGATTACTGATTCGCTCGTGACGATCATGGTTACCCTCGTATTTCTCGCAGGGGTACTTCCTGACGGCTCTGAAAAGAAAGTGGAAGTCATCGCTGGTGCTCTTGGTGCCGTCGCTGAACTCGCGTCTGCATTGATGACACCGCTCCAGGCGCTCTCGGAAATATCGAGTGGCATGTTCGGCAAGGACGTCGCGAAAACAATGGGAGCAATCGTTGACGGTATAATCAAGCTTTTAGACGCGATTAAAGATACTCTACCCGATATGCTTTTAACTCTTATTGTGATGGCTAACTTAGTCGGAGATCCAGAGAAGGCCGGCCCAAGGATGAAGGTTGTTGTCGATGCTATGGCAGCGGTTGGGAATTTCGCCAAAGCTATTGGAGACGTCTCCAAGCTCATACCTAAAGATGATAGCTGGTTCGGTGGTGATGATTTGGCTACGAGAATAGGACAAATGGCAAAGATGATAACAACCATCGTTAATTCTGTCAAGAACGAGATGCCGAAGCTCATCAATGCTGTACTTGACGCCGCGGCGGGTCTAGGTGATGATGCCGCTGTGGAACTGGCGTTGAAGAAAGTTGATGTTGTCTCCAAAGCCATGGCCGCTGTTGGTTCTTTTGCCGATACAGTATCGAAGTTGTCGGGCATGCAGGTTCCTGAAGGATCTTCTGTCGGTGGCCTTGTTAAGAATGTCGTCCAGGGTATGGTCAGCTCTCTCACTGGAGAGAATAGCATTGCGACCCTGTTCACCACACTCGAATCGATGACGCTTAATGAAGCGGCTTTGACCACACTTGACACAGCGGGTAAGATGACCAAGGGTCTTATCGACTTCTCTCAAGCACTCACTGAGTTGACGACTGCTTCGGAAGGAATGGGACCAGCTGAAACTATGGGCGCTGCCGTCACAGCGATGGTGGATAACGCAAAGGCTGCGATAACTGCTCTAAACAGCGTTGGAGAACTCAACGCCAAAGTAGCTCTTGATAATTTCGCGAAAGCGATCGGGACAGGCGATGGCCAATTTAACGTTACCAACGAACCGGTAAATATTACTCTTAATGTACAGGTTACCATGGATGCTGACAAGGTCGGCAAGGTCTTGGTAGATAAATCTGTTATGACCACCGCGCTAGCATCAGCAGAAGGATAGTAAAGTGACTAAAGGTATAAACGGTGAAGATCAAGATAGAGCAGCTCTTAGAGAGAAGTTTTTAGAAGACCTAAGAAAACTTGAGAAACTTGAAGTACCGCTTCCGATGCGTAATCTGTTAGAGATCATTGAATTGGTTAAGAAAGACGAGGAAGCTCTAGAAGTTTTAAGAGAAGAGATACTTAAAAATCATGGCCAATGAAAAAGACTACATTCCAGAAGGTTCAAGCCCAAACGGCGCCGTTAAAGAGGGCGATGACCTGAGCACCTCTGCAAAGGCCACGCTGGGGTCGTATCTGAGTTCTCTGACCAAGTCTCCTGACACTAAGAATGCTTTTCCAATAGATGATAATCCTATCGCTGAAACGTCTCTTAGGGGTACATCTGGACTACCAGCAGAATTTAAGACGGGTGGAGCCGATGAGACTCAAGGATTTACAAGAACGTTCCCGACGGGTGGGAAGTCGTCCGAGTCAGCAGTTAATAATTTTGAGACATTAAGCAACTCTGGAAAGATATCAACTTTATCCGACGTTCTAAATAAGAACGCTCAAACTGATGGCCATAATCTATTAAGAGATGTGGTCTCAAACAGGGAACCCGGCGAACCCGGTGTCGGTGATCCTACGGGGGCGTCTGCTGTCAAGTCTCCCTCCGGCGAGACACCAGTACAAAAGAAGATATCTAGTATGCTCCGGACTGGTAACAGGTTCGACCCGACGCCTGGATCAAGTCCCTATATCGAAGATGGCCGATTCACAGAGCCCGGAATTCCTATAACTCAAAGCGGTTTTGGTGTATACGACGACGATGCTGTAAGGACAAGTTTGAATGATCTTCACAAGATCGCTCACTCGTTGATGGTGCGCTCCACTGGTCACAGGATGAGTAATTCCTCAGATCCAGACGGCGGAAGCGCGGTGTCGACAACTGATGTTCAGATGGGCTCTGCAAAGGTTGACGTAGAGAAGCTTCGTCCTACCAACGTCTATGCGTCTCCAGAGAAGATACAGCTTCAAAATGCCGAACTTCGTTATGACGATATTACAGGGGCCGCCTTACCAGCACAAAAGACTTTTGGTAATCTTTCATCTTATAGGGAACCTTTTGAGCATGCTGTTTTTGCGAACCTTAATACAGCTGTGCAGGCGCTTGGTGAGTATCTTTTAGGTGCTGCAGTGTTTACTGCACTTATTACCCTTGTGGAACTCTTAGAGTCGACAGAAAAACCCCACAATCCTAAGTCTCC